AGGTTCTTCTAATAAACTCCATATTTTAGTACCGTAGTATTCTTGCCTAAATCTACTACCTATATTATAACTTATCAAGGTAATAAGATTGTGTTTTATTAGATTAGGATCCTCCTTTACAGGATACCATCCTACACCATTATCACTATTGGTAAGTTTTATAGGGAATAAAACTCCATTACCAATTAAATTTCTCTGTGTTTCCATCTTTAGTTTATTTAATGTTTAACTTTTGTATCCTCATAATCTGAGGAATCAAATCTAGTGATGGACTTATTCATGGATGAAGAGGGATTGCCCGTTAAACCAGAACCAGGTTGTACTCCATAGTGGGTATGTATATTGAATAAAGATCTTAACTGGTTTACTTCCTGGACTAAATTATTAAGTTTATTAGTAAGGTCTAAGATATTTATTAAACCTCCCTTCTTTCCTTGATTCAATATAATATTACTCTCACTATCTACATATACAGTACCTTGAGTATTTATATGAATATCTCCTGTTTTATCATTCATATATAAGGAATTACCTCTAGGGGTAACTACTCCAAAAACTTCTTCGGGCATTAATTCTAGAGGTAATTCTTGTGGCTTTCTCCAAGTACCATCTGGTAACCAGTAGGGATTAGCTACATCTCCATTTAAAAATATAACCCATACACTATCTCCTACTTGAGGAGTTATACCTTTAGTACCCCAACCATTACCTCTCCAACCTAATAGGCTTACGGTAGATAAAGTATATCCCAAAGATACTACTTCTATTTTTAGTAGAGGGTATTTGTCTACTTCTAATACATTACCTTGATAGTAAGAATAGAATCTACCTATAGCCTCTATACCATTATCGAATAATAAATCTAAACCATTCATTTTACTATAGGATCTTTAGCTTTTACAAAAGTTAAATCAGCTGAAGTAGTATAACCCTGTTTAACATCAAGAGTATGTACTACTTCCCTAATATGCCACGTACCGGAATATTTACGGGAAATATTCAATATATCAATATTTCGATTATATACTAAAGTGGGTTTACCCACTACAGTTATACTACAAACTAGTTCCTTTTCCCTTTTATGGTTAAGGATATTCTTCATAGTATTCTCTAACCTATCCAATACGTTACTAAATTTTACAATAGCAGCCGCGGTAGGATTATAATTAGCGGTTAATTGCCTGAATTCATCCCGTCTAAATACTCCTACAGGTGAGGCCTTAATAGCCCCTCGAAATTTATAACCTCTATTATAAACTATACTGGGATTACCATGTAGGTTATTCACTGCAGTAGATGTAGGATTTATACTGCTTTTACCAACTTCCGTAATTTTTCCACTATAACGATTCCTTGAAATACTCCTTACAATAGCCTTATCTTCAGTTATGGTAGTTATAGTTCCAGAAAATACCGAATTCTTATCTAGTTGTCGAATATTAGTCTCTCCACCCAAATGGCCATTATAAGTAACCGCAGATAAATTCCTACCAGTTAATTCTGGATCAAGAGTCATTATAATATATTCTTCTCCATTGATGGTGATCATACCATTTTCATAAGCATCCTGTATAGCAGCTGATATATCAGGATCGGAACCCCTAGTATTTATGAGTTCGGCTAACTCTTTTATGTTTATCTCAGACCTAGATTCTATATTCTTAACGTCCCTAGCCATAATCGCTTTAGCCTTAATATTAGCCGCTAATCTTCTACTAGCCGCTCCGGTTACAGCCATCCCAACTTCTATTCTATCAGCTTTACTTACATTAGGATCATTTTCAGCTAATAAATCTTCAGGATTATAATGTACTTCACCTATGGGTTTTTTCGTAACAGGATCATAAATCTGACCCAAAGTTTGATCCCTTAATTTACTGGATAGACTTCTATTACCTTCTTCCTGTTTTTTATATTGTGAAAGTGCAGATTTAGCCTTATTAAATATATCCTGAGTTTGGTTTAATAAAGAAGTCCTCTTCTTATCAGTACGCTTATCTTGTAATGAGATATTTACCTTTAACAACTCACCAGGTTCTCCCATAAAAGTATAGGATTCTCGAGGAGTATCCTTAAAATCTTGATTATGAATTACAATCATACCATTTATACAATCCACAAACCAAGGACCTCCCGAATAGTTTAAAAACAAAGTTTTTAATTGGCTTAATACGTTATTCCCTCTAATACCTAAATTAGTATCTAGCAATTCAACTAACTCGGGATCAGTAGGTTCTACTTTAGGAAATCCCGCTAACCCATTACAGTATAATAGAATACCTCCCGAATTATAGGTGGAATTTTTATCAAAGTGTAAAGATTCATAACATGATTCATTAATGGTTTTCATATCGACTAAAATTTAAGTATTATAACGGGGTAATCCTGAGTACCATTACTAAAACCTGTATCCATTAGTTTTTTAAAAGTATACTCATTATCTCCATTAGGGATATAAGTACCTTCATATCTTAAATCTATGGAAGTATCCTTAGCATATAAAGTAAAATTACATCCGGAAGGAGATAAATTCATATCAAACCTCAGTATTTTCATACTATATACTGGACCACTAGTAAAACTTCTATCAGGAAAAACATATCCATACTGAAAAAATATATACCTTTTAGCTTGTAAAGAGTCTATATCGATCAGGTTTGGATTATTATAATTAAAGTTTACTACTAATTGAGAATCCTCATCCGAATTTTCTCCTCCAAGTTTATGCCTGAAGGAGTTAATAAAAGAACTGATATAATCTCCTGTTTGAGGATCTCTAATAGGATTACCTTTATTATCGAACAAAGCCAAATAAGGAGTACCAGTTCCTTTATGAAGTATAGGTTTACTCTCGTTTTTCATAGAAGGGTATTTTTAAAATCATACCATCTTTTACCTCTTTGAAGGGGTTTAATATATTGTTAGCCATAGCTATTTTAAACCATCCACCAGAATCTCCGAAATACTTA